TAGCTTTAACTCTTGGAGTGACGTTGTAACCTACGACAATGAATTCGTGGAAGAGTGGCTACGGTCCCCGCAAACTAGCCTCTATTATTCGCTCCAAGTTATGAGCGATACACAAGATAAAACCAATGCTTATGCAGCATTGGATGAGTCAGAAGTGGACAGTTATTTAGAGGACATTTTAAATGAAGAACTTCAATGTGATTGTCAAGAATGAACCCTTATCAAAAACTACTAAGCCGAAAACGGAAATGGACACCAGTACAAACAACTGCTGGTACATGCAAGGAAGGAGCACACGAGACACTGCTCCGTGCTCTTGCCTTAAGGCATATGGAACTACCTGTGGGAGATTTTATCACTGATGCGCTCGCTAATGAAGTTCCAGGCCTGGCACGGGAGCTACTCCTATCCAACGTCAAGGACGAGGAAAACCACGACGTGGCTCTTGGTTACATCGCCAATGCTTACGGGGTGGATGAAAAGTATGAAGCCGAAGCGTTACGGTTACGCGATGCTTGGATCTCGCATCCTGATCACACGATTACGAAAGCAATGGTTGCCGAGCGTAGCGTTTTCTTCGTTCTTTTACCATTCTTCCGCGCTAATGGTGACCCTGGAATGCGAACAGTAAGTGCTGATATTTCTAGAGATGAACAAATTCACGTTGCTGCCAATAGTATTGTTTGTCGGGAGTTGGGGCTTAGTATCAGCCCTTCTCTTGATAAACTCCGTAAGGCAACTATCAATTGGGTGATGCAACCATTAGGTAGCAACACCGACAAGCATTTAGACAAACAATTCTGGCTTGACTCCAGCGATAATTTAATGTATCAAGGAAAAGCACCAGAACTTTCGTTTACTAAATCTGCGCGTATGCCCGCCTTCTTTGAACATAGTAATGTCAACCTCCCCCAATATGCTTGAAGTCCTTGGGATGAATTCTCAAGGATTAATACACGCATTAGAAGAAGCATTTCCACCCACCAACCCTACACCTGATGATGCAATGCAAAAAATTATGTACCGATCTGGTCAACGTAGTGTCGTTGAGTGGGTCATTAAATATATGGAGGAAGAACTGTAATGCCACAGACTGCTGCTGAAGCATACGCTGACGCAATTCAAAACCAAAAATATAAATCAGTTTTTGATCTAGATAGTTCAGATTTTGGACGAGAACTTCAGATATTTGGACATCGTGGTGGAGAACTAACCCTTAAAAACTTTAGGAAGCTTACGACTCAGGGTCATGATGAAGAGACTCTCAAAACTGCAGCACTAGAAGCACAAAGGACTGGCCTTGCTATTGGTGGTCAGTTGCAAAAGTATTTCGACACAGGTAAAGTACCTGATTTACCTGATGCTCCTGGTTTTGAGGATCAAAGAGGTACTCCTTTTGCAGAAGCCTTTCAAACAATGACACTTGAGGCAGAGGAGAATGTTGTTAGAAACCCTGAAACTGGAGAAGCTGTTGGATATACACTAGCATTCGGTGGAACACCTCCACCTGGTGTGGTACGTGATATTTACGACGAAAGTAAGACTAATATCATTGGTACAATGACTGGTAACGCTGTAGGTGAAGAGCCTACTTTTACTCCTATCAGTGGAGAAGGTACCGGTGATGGTGTTAATGCTGGCGAAGGTGGAGGTGTTGGTGAAGGTGGAGGTGTTGTCGATGGCGGTGATGCTGGCGAAGACGATGGATTTGATTTCCAAGGCTTTATGAACACCTTTGCACAAAGCACTAGAGATAGCATGGCGGGCTTTGCTGCACAAATGCAGAGAGATCGTGAAGAATCTGACAGACGTTTGGCTGATCTTACTAAAAATTTCCAAGCGCAAATGCGTCAGCAAGCTGCAAACACACGTGAACGCCCTAAAGTCGAAGGTATCAAATTCGCTACACGAGGCACTGGGGGCATGTCACAACAACAACTACGACGTGGAGGTGTCTCTGGTACCTTCGGTCGTGGTGGTGATCGACTAATGAAAATCTCCTCACTTAATATCTAATGTCAGCACGTACACGATATGATTATTTATCTAGCGACCGTTCTCAATTTTTAGAAGAAGCACGTCAAGCTTCAGAACTGACACTTCCATATTTAATTCGTGGTCATGAAGAATACACCATGGGCATGAAGCAGCTAAAGACACCTTACCAAAGCGTTGGGGCGAAGGGTTGTGTGACGCTTGCATCGAAACTGATGTTGGCGCTCCTCCCTGTTCAAACCAGTTTCTTTAAATTGCAGCTTGATGAAAGTCAGCTAGGTGAAGATTTCGGGCCACAAATTAAATCCGAACTTGACTTGTCTTTTGCAAAGATCGAGCGTATCATCCTTGAATCAATTGCTGCATCTGATGATCGTGTAGCTGTGCACCAAGCACTGCTTCACCTTGTCGTTTGTGGCAACGCTATGATCTTTATGAGTAAAGATGGATTAAAGGTCTACCCTCTGAATCGCTACGTTGTCGATCGAGATGGTAACGGTCAAGTAGTTGAAATAGTCACAAAAGAACGTATTTCAAAACAGATTCTAAAGCAACAACTTCCGCAAGATTTCTTTTCTGACACAAAGAGTGTTAGTGAAGGAGGATCGTATGATGACGACATGGACGTTTATACCCATGTCAAAAGAGATAACAACAGATTTATTTGGCACCAAGAAGTATCAGATAAAGTTATCAAAGGTTCACAAGGTAAGTCACCTCTCGGTACATCGCCTTGGATCACACTGATGTTTAATAAAGTTGATGGTGAATCCTACGGTAGAGGCAGAGTAGGTCAATTTATTGGTGACCTCAAATCTTTAGAAGGTTTGAGCCAGGCACTAGTAGAAGGCAGTGCTGCTGCAGCTAAAGTTGTATTCACTGTCAGCCCTTCATCAACAACCAAACCCAGCACACTTGCTGCTGCAGGTAACGGTGCAATCATTCAAGGTCGTCCTGATGATGTTGGTGTTGTGCAAGTCGGTAAGACAGCAGACTTCCGTACTGCATTTGAGATGACACAAGTTTTGGAACGCCGCTTGAGTGAAGCATTCCTTATTCTAAGTGTCAGGCAGTCGGAACGAACAACTGCAGAAGAAGTGCGTATGACGCAAATGGAACTAGAGCAACAGCTCGGTGGTTTGTTCAGCCTGTTAACTGTTGACTTCCTTGTTCCATATTTAAACCGAAAACTTAGCGAAGCGCAACGCAAGGGTGAGATCCCACGTATTCCTAAAAACATTGTCAAACCTACAATTGTTGCAGGTGTCAATGCACTAGGACGCGGACAAGATCGTGAAAGTCTCGGTTCTTTTTTAACTACTCTTGCACAAACAATTGGCCCTAATTCTATTGCACAATTCATCAACACAGATGAAGTGATCAAACGGCTTGCCGCTGCACAAGGTATTGACGTACTTAACTTGGTCCGTTCGATGGACGAAGTACGAGGTGAACAGCAGCAAGCAATGCAACAACAGATGCAGCTAGAGCAGCAAAGACTACAAGTTGATGCTATGAAGACACCAATGATGGATCCTTCGAAAAATCCTCAAGCCGCAGAATCACAACAACAGGGACAACAACAACCTCAGACACAAGTCCGATCTGAAGAAAATCTACCCACTTAACTATGGCTGAAGTAATGTCTATGATCCCGGAAGAAAATGCTCCGGGTGAACTGAATGCAGAAGAACAAGATTCTTTGCAAGTAGGTGAACAACTTGAGGCACAGCATGAGCAAATGCTGGCTGGTAAGTATAAAAATGCACAGGAACTAGAATCCGCATATCTTGAACTGCAGAAAAAACTTGGCTCTGATGACGATGAATCAGAAGAACAAGTTGAAGGGGAATCTGAAGAAGCAGACCAAGCTCAAAGTGATTTGTTTGATCGCCTTTGGGAAGGTGAACTAAACAATGAGTTTAGTGAGGACATTCTCAGTGAACTAAGTAATGCAGATCCGTCTGATCTTGCAGAGATGCACCTTGACTACCGCCGTCAGGTAGAGAAGAATGCACCAGTGCAGATGTCAGAAGATAATGCAATACAACTCAAAGATATGGTTGGCGGTGAACGAGAGTATGCCAATCTACTTGGTTGGGCAAAGGATAACTTTTCTCAGCAAGAGGTGAATATGTATGATTCTATTATGGAAAGTGGTAATGCACAAGCTGCTTTCTTCGCTGTACAAGCTCTGGCCCTTCGGTACCAAGATTCAAATGGTACTGAAGGACAGCTTATCCAAGGCAAAGCTGCAAGTGATGCCTCACAAGGTTATCGTAGTCAAGCGGAACTCGTGTCAGCAATGTCCGACCCTCGTTATGACAATGATTCTGCATACAGACAAGATGTTATGCGTAAACTTGAAAACTCTGATATTAATTTTTAACCATGCCTTACGGTACCGGAACATACGGCTCACAGGTAGGCCGTCCGCCTAAAAAGAAAAAGAAAAAACTGTCACCTAAACAACAGAAGATTGCTGGCATGGCTGGCAACAAAATGAAGATTGACGGCTCTGACTTAAAAGCATTGCGTCGTCGTGGAAGTATGCGCTAATGGCGTATAAAGGTAAAGGCTCTTGCGGAGGCAAGAAAGGTGGCAAAGGCTACAAAAAGTAGTACACGTTCTGTCAGTCTAAAGATTGGCGAACACAAATCGAGGACTGGTGGCTTGACTGCTGCAGGTCGTCGTAAATACAATAGAGCTACAGGGTCCAATCTCAAGGCACCTCAGCCTAAAGGAGGGCCACGCAAGCGTTCTTTCTGTGCCCGCATGTCGGGTGTCAAAGGACCAATGAAAGACAGCAAGGGTCGTCCAACACGGAAGGCTCTTGCACTACGTAAATGGAAATGCTAATGAAAAAGCATAACGTTGACAAAAATGCATTTGACAGCAACTTTAGAGCTGGAGGCTTCAACCATCAAATAAATGAATCAGGTAGGACCCGCAAGGTTAGAAGCATTCGCAACCTCAAAGAGGGCACCTCTGGACCGGAGCGTGATGCTGCTGATCAAATGTTGAAACGAATCGGAGGTCCAAAACTTCCTTTAGCAAAAAGAAAATCTAAAAAAAGCTATGGCTAAACCTGGGCTCTACGCTAACATCCATGCTAAGCGGCGACGCATCGCTGCCGGCAGTAAAGAGAAGATGAGGAAGCCGGGCTCTAAAGGAGCACCGACAGCCTCTAACTTCAAACGTGCTGCCAAAACCGCCAAAAAACGCTAACACACTGACATGAAACTCACTGCTATCATTCCTGCAGCACTAATTGCTGTTGCAGCACCAGCTACGGCACAGACCTACATCAACGTCGAAGCTAACTCAGGATTCTCTGGATCCGATTACGCTGCCACTGTTATTGACAACCACGTTGGTTTTAAAAAAGACAACTGGTACCTCCAAGCGGGGCCATCAATTATAGCTCCCGATAGCGGCGACTCTGACATTGAATTCTCTGGCAAAGCTGGAGCTTCTGTTGCATTGTCGGATGCAGTATCTGCCTATGGAGAAGTCTCCTTTATGACAGCAGACCCTGAGACAAGTTATGGTATCAAGACTGGATTTGTCTACGAATTCTGATTAGATTACAGCCGTACGTTCATCCCTTTTGGGACGCAGGCAACCTACTCATGGAACGGGGAGTAGGTTTTTTGGAATTTAATCATGACCCAAGTTGAAGTCCGTCAGCGCATCCGTGAACAGCAAGCCAAGCAAAAAGAAATTGTCTTGAAGTATCGGGGCGTTGCCTACATTGTCAAGCGTGATGTCACATCAAAGTGATAAAGTAAAGGCTTTTGTTACTAGGTATACTCCTAGTGCAGAGTCACAAAAAACTGAAGAAAAGAAAGAGGATCAGGAAAACACTGACCCCTCTACAACCTTAAATAAATAGTATCTAGGCTTTCCACAATTGTAAAGCCCCGAGGAACGGTTTATGGAGTGGATGACCGGAAAGCGTCCACGCCTGTGGGGTAGGCACCTCAGAGTAGGACCTACCCTGCTTTGGCTTTTGGCCCGTACGCGGATACCCATTAGCCGTCTAGACGGTGGGATAGACCACAATAAAATTCCAAACGTTTGGGAGTAAGGATACATCTAATTAACTTTATTCCAAAAAATGGCACATCAATCTACTGATCTGACCACGAGCCTTACACGGCCTGGTCAGGCTAACTCTGCGGGTGACGCCCGCGCCTTGTACCTCAAGCTGTTCAGCGGCGAGATGTTCAAGGGATTCCAGTACAACGCAATCGCTCGTGACATGGTCATGAAGCGCACCCTGCAGAACGGCAAGTCCATGCAGTTCATCTACACGGGTCGCACGACTGCTGAGTACCACACCCCCGGAAACGCAATCCTCGGTAACTCCGATGGTGCACCTCCGGTGGCTGAAAAGACCATCACGGTTGACGACCTGCTTATCAGCTCGGCTTTCGTGTATGATCTGGACGAGACTCTGTCTCACTACGATCTGCGCTCTGAGATTAGCCGTAAAATCGGTTACGCTCTGGCTCAAAAGTATGACCGCCTGATCTTCCGTGCTATCACTCGTGGTGCACGTGCTGCTTCTCCAATCACAAAGACTAACTTTGTTGAGCCGGGTGGTACCCAGATCCGTGTCGGCGCTACTGCTAACGCTTCTGACGCTTATAACTCTGCCAACCTGGTTGCTGCATTCTATGATGCTGCTGCAGCTATGGCTGAAAAGGGTGTCAGCTCTGAAGGACGTGTGGGTGTCCTAAACCCCCGTCAATACTATGAACTGATTCAGGCTGTTGGATCTAACGGTCTGGTGAATCGCGATGAGCAAGGCTCTGCGCTGCAAGGCGGCCAGGGCATCATTGAGATCGCCGGTATCCAGATCTTTAAGTCCATGAACATTCCGTTCTTCTCTCAGTATGGTACTAAGTACGGTACTGGCTCTGCAACCAACCCTGGTGTGACCGATCCTGGTAACACTGGTTCTTTCGTTGGTGAAGCTGTTGAAGACGCCGCTGCTTATGTCACCGGTATCAACAACGAGTACGGTGAAGAAACTGAATTTGCTAACTCCTGTGGTCTCATCTTCCAGCGCGAAGCTGCTGGTTGTGTTGAAGCCATCGGTCCTCAGGTCCAAGTCACCAGCGGTGACGTCTCCGTGGTCTACCAAGGCGATGTGATCCTGGGTCGTCTCGCCATGGGCGCAGACTACCTGAACCCTGCATGTGCAGTTGAACTGTTTGCTGGCACCGCAACCAAGCCTGGTGCATTCTGATTTTTTTATCAATTTATATGGGGACCTTCGGGTCCCTTTTTTTTATCTATATGGCTTTTCCAACCACTAACTCGCAGCAAGAACTGCCTGCTGTAAATCAAATTCTGCAGTCATGTGGTCAAGCGCCTGTGACTACCCTAGATCAAACCAACCCGGACGTTGCGATTGCCTATCAGACTTTGCTAGAAGTCTCTCGGGAAGTACAGGCGGAGGGATGGACATTTAACAAAGAAAACCATTACAAGATGGTAAGGAATACTGATAATGAGATCCCTATCCCTAACAACATGTTGCAGATCGACGCAACCCAAAATGCTGCCAACATAGAACTCGATGTGATTCGCCGCAGTGGCAAGCTATATGACAAAGCTCACCACACTTACACATTTAATCAAGATCTAGATTGTGATGTGGTCTGGCTTTTTGACTGGGTTGACCTACCGAAACCCATTGCAGATTTTATCACTGCACGTGCAGCTAGTGTTACTTCTAGCCGTATTGTAGGGGACACTAGCCAGTACCAAATCCTACAACAAAAAGAAGCATTCACACGAGCTATGGCTATGGAGTATGAATGCAATCAAGGTGACTACACCTACTTTGGGCACTCTGGCGATACTAATCGCTACCAAAGCTACAAACCGTACAACGCACTTTATCGATAAATGGCAGCAGTTACACAGCGGATCGGAAGCTACCTAGGTGGCGTATCACAACAATCAGATAATAAAATGCTACCAGGCCAGGTCCGTGAGTGTAAAAACGGATTTCCTGATGCTACGTTTGGCCTGACTAAACGCCCTGGATTTGAGCACATTGTCAATTTAGGTACAGGCAGTACGTATGATGATGGTAAATGGTTCTACATCAAACGAGATGATGACGAAGAATATATTGGTGTAATTAAGGGTGCAGATATTGACATTTGGAATGCCACTACTGGTGTTGCTGCGACTGTCACTTTCCCCAATGGCACTGGGTATCTTAACGGCACAAAAAACGACTACAAAATTATTACCGTTCAAGATACTAGCATTGTCATTAACAGCAAAGATAATGTCAATGCTGATAGTGCAGTAAGTGATTCAAGCTATGACCCACACCGTTCAGTGTCACTTATACTTGGTGCTGTGACAAACGGTGGCATTTACACAGTTGACATCACTGTCGGTGGAGTAAAGCAAACTGTTACACATACAGCTTCAGGTTCTAGTGATTCTAACAGCGTCCTCAACGCACTAAAAACAGGTATTGAGGCTATGACTGGTAATCATGCCAACATCACTGTCAACAAGTTTGCTAATGAACTAGAACTCCAGCACACTGCAGACATGGATGTTCATGCAGAAGGTGGTATTACAAACATCGATCTTGTAGCTGTTGAAGACATTGTTACTAACATTGCTGATTTACCTGTACAATCCCGCCATAATCGAATTGTACAAGTGGTACTGGCTAGTGCCAACGATTCTAATTATTGGGTAAAATTTGTAGCACATGATGGTACAGGTGGTGAAGGATACTGGCAAGAGACTATTAACCCAACAGTATCAGTTGGTCTTGATAACTCAACAATGCCGCACGAACTTGTCAACACAGCAGTTAATACATTTATCTTTAGGCAGATCAACTATGTAGATAGACTTGTTGGTGATGACGTTAGTAATTCACAGCCTAGTTTTGTTGGTAACAAAATTTCTAATGGTTTTTTCCACAGCAACCGTTTAGGTTTTATTTCTGGTGAAAACGTTATCATGAGTCGTTCTGGTGACTTCTTTAATTTTTACTTCACTACTGCTCAGACGATTATCGATTCAGATCCTATCGATCTTAGCTGCTCAGCAATTTTACCTACATCTTTGAATGCTGTTCTACCTACCCCACAAGGGGTTGTGCTGTTCTCAGAAAACAACCAATTCATCATGTTTTCTGACACGGGTGTGCTTACACCATCGTTGACTACAATCCGTACTCTTTCTAACTACGAAAACGATAAGAATATCGAACCTGTTGACGCTGGCAACAACATTAACTTTGTTAGTAAAACGCCAGGGTATAGTCGTGTGTTTAGTATGATTACCCGTGGTCAGCAAGAGAACCCACAAGTCCTTGACATCTCTAAAGTTGTGAAGGAATGGATCTCACCGAACGTCGATTCGATGATATCTAGTCCACAGAACTCTATGATTGTCCTTAGTGGCCAGAGTTCTAAAGAAGTTTACTTGTTCCGTTACTACAATGACGGTGAAAAAAATTTGATGCAAGCATGGGTTAGTTGGGTGATGCCTGGGACTGTTCAGTTCCTAGCTACAAACTCTGATGATATGTATGCGGTTACAAAGCAAGGAAACCAATTTACTTTGCTTAAGGCCGCATTGAGTCAAAGCCCAGAGCAAGCTATCATTGTCAACAACGAAGGGGAAAAAGTTAATCCTTGTATTGATCTCTACAAAAACATTGCTTCAAATGCAGTCGTTTTTGATGCAACTAATAACAGAACAAAGTGCTACATTCCCTACAATGACGAAACATCTTTAACACCTATCATTGTCATCAAGGGTGATTCTAGTAGTGGTACTTTTGTTGAATCTGGTTTTACTATTACACCAGAAAGAGGTTCTGATACAAGTGGTCCAAACTCACCTGCAACTGAAACATTCTTTGTCATTCCTAGTAAAAACCTTACTGCAAGTGGAGAAGGTGCTCTCAATGTGGCTGGTGATATTATTGTTGGATTCAAGTACAATTTCGATGTAGAACTACCCCGTACGTACTATAGACCTGATAATAAAGTTACGGATTTTTCAGCTAATCTCACTATTGCACGAATGAAGTTTGCAGTAGGTTTGTCCGGTATGATGAGTTTTAAGCTTAACCAAAAAGGACGGCTTCCATATTTAGTGCAATTTACTGGAGATGGATCTACCACAACATTTACTTTTAGCAAACGTGACCTCGATTATGTAGACAGGTCTGATGTTAAAGTAACTGTAAACGGTGTTAACGAAACAGGTTTTAGTTTTACTAACGACACAACTATTGAATTCTCATCTGCTCCTGCAAACAACGCGAACATAGAGTTCAAAATAAAAGACTGGTTCGATGTTCAGCCAGTTGTAGAAGCTAATCAATACTTAGCTAATGACGTGCCTTTAAACAATGAAACGGTGTTTACTTTGCCAATTCATCAGCGCACTGAAAACTTTAAACTCAGAATGTTTAACAGCTCACCTTTCCCAGTAGCCATCAATGCGATGATGTGGGAAGGTAAATACACACCACGTTTTTATAGGAGGGCCTAGTGTTTGGGCATGAATTAGAATTTAACCCCAAAGGAAGTAGTCTTGTAGAGCAAGAACTTGCAGTATCTGGTATTAGTAATTATATATTTGATACCATTGTTGACATTTTTACTGGAGGAGCCTCTAGTCAAAATGAATACCAAGAAGATCAAGCAAAGAGGCAGAACGAATATAATCAAGCAGTATACGACTTCGAGACAGAAGAACTCGATCGTCAATATAATTACGCTCTACAAGGTCAAGAGATTAAAAAAATCAATCTCTTCCGCGATCTTGCCTTCCAAGATGAGTCTAGAGCCCAACAGTATAATTACGGTATGGGAATCCGTGATTATCAATTTAAACAGGATAAAAGGGCTTATAATCAATCAGTAGAACAAGCTACAGCTCAAAAAGGTTTTAACGCTATTGCAAATGATTTTGCAAACTTGCAGCAAGACAGAAACCTTATGGAGCAGCAAATTGAGCTTGCGCTTTCTGAACAAGAAACTCTTGTCAATTACACAGCGCAAGCCTACGGGCTGCAAATGAAAAAAAAGAATCTAAAATCTGGAGCAATGTCTTCTCTGCGAAAATCTAACATTTCTGCATTGAAGGCTAAAGGTTCTACTGCTGCACGCGGTCAAGCTGGCAGAAGTGGATCAAAAAGCTTAAATGCAATTCAGATGGAAGCATCTGCTGCTGAAAATGACATTGTCAATGAACTAATGTCAGGCACTTCGCAAGTTGACATGGATTTGCTCTTATCACGGCAAGAGAATATGCAAGATAACTTGGCATTAGATTTGTCAAGAAATAATCTAATGGCAGCAGATTCTTTGACTAGACAGCAAATTTCTATGCAACGGGCACAAGCCGATTTAGATGCAGAAGCAAGCATTTTGCTGAAGCCACAAATTGCGCCACCACTGCCCAAACCTCTGGCAATGCCTCTGCCTGATTTCCAGCAAATCTACAAGCCTATTCAAGGTCCTCCTCCTATGGACGCTGTCCCTTACCAAGCCAATCTCGGCGCAGCATTTTTCCGAACTTCCCTGGGTATTGCCTCTTCAGCTGTAGGCCTGTTTAAACAAGACAATTCCGGAAAATAATAACTCTCAACTATTATGCCTAAAAACTACAAAACATATTCCAGTCCAGGTAGTTTTGGTCGATTTCAAACCAAAGTACCAGATCAGACTGGTAAAATTAAAGAAGAAACACAGAAACAAATTAAGGGCAGGGAAACAGCACAACGTTTTTTAGAGCAAAACCGAGAAATCTGGATCCGCGGACAGCGTCTTATAAACTCAGCAGAAGAAGCTAGTAGAGATGCTAGTTATGATATGCAGTCTAAAGAGCGTCAGTCTTTCAAAAACGCACTAGACCGTGACTACAAAATTCGGATGGACAATCTGGATCGTCAAAGCGCGGGCAAGCAGCAAGAGTTAAAGCAAATTAGTGCTTTCAGCCAAACTGCTTTCAACATGGTGGGTGACTACCTGAAAGAGCAAGAACAAAAAAAAATTGCCGCTGCTCATGATGTTATGTCTAGAACAGGCATGACAACTGATCAAATGTTTTCGTTCCAAAAGATGAACGATAATCTAACTCGTTCTGAATTTGCTGCTCAAGACATTGTCCAAAATATGCTTGGTAATGAAACAAGCTCAGAACATCTCGATGCGCTTTTCACTATTTATCAAAATAGAGCTACAAAGCGTTGGTATGAATCTAAAGCACTTTTTTCTAATACAACAAACTCATACCCTAGTTTTTTAGAAGAAAAAATCTCAGAGATTCAAAAAGAAACTGGTCAAACTGTTACTGATTTTGACCCTGTGCTTGCAGAAGCAAAGCGAGAATTTATTCAAGAAAAATTTGTAGGCAAAGCACGTCCTGAAGTTTTAGCAGGCTTAGGTATTTATGCAAAGCTCGACGAATATAACACTAATCGTCGCGGAAAGTTCTTAACTGTTAAGCGTGACCTTCAAAAAAAAGAATTTAAAAAAGACCGTATCAATGCTATTTTGTCAGAATTGAGGGACAATGGACCAATAGGTGTTGCTAACATTAACGGAACTAATCCATCTTACGAAAAACGGCAAGCTATAGTTGATGCTTTTAAGCTGGGTGCAAAAGGGACCGGGATGTTTGCAGTGACTGAAAATCACATCAACGGTATTTTAGATTTGCCAGGAGCTGGGTCTAACGGTAAAACCCTGAGAGAATCCTTTCCTGCTTTTGCAGCAGATATGACAGATATTATCAGAGATATTGATAATCAAAATGTTAAGGATCAAGACACTGCTGATAAACTTCAGAAAAATCGTGTAGAGGGTTTGGCTGTTCAAGTTATCAATGAACTTGGCGAAGATGGCGTTTTATCAGATGCAGATATTCAAACTGCAGAAAAAAAGATACATGCTGCATATCCAGGTTACGAATCTCAAGAACTAAAAAGAGCTAGAATGATGACGCCTGAAGCTTCTATAGCTAAGGAAAGCGAACAGATGGCCGAAAATCTTGCTTTGTTTGGCAGATACACTACTGAAGTACATAGCAGTATGAAGTTTAACAATGTGGATAGGCTTAATTATTGGGCAAATGTTGCTAAAGTAACTGATTTAAACAATAAGCATCCTGATACAACAGCTCATTACGCTAACATTGAAAATTTTTTCTACGGTTCTCCAAGGATTGCAGGTCAGATAGCTGCTAATCCTAAAAAAAACGAACAAAATTATAAACTTGCAGTTGCTGATTACAAGCGTCGTTATGATTCTTATGTAGCAAAAATGTTCTTAGTGAAGGACGCTGATATGAATAAGGTTAGGAAGGATGCTATGCAACTCATTCAAGGTGAAATCGCAGAGGAAATAGAGAAGAGTCATAATGAGTTTGGCATGGAGAAATTTCAAGTGACTACACCAACTGCTCAAGAACGTGTAGGTCTTTTGGATAAAGTTAAGGCTGGAAAAAAACAACTCCAAGCCATTAGAGATATAGCAATAGCTGATAAAGATCTTTCAGACGATACTGCTTTTAGAAATGCTGCAGACTTAATGAACCACCAACTAATCCAAACTGCAATGGATAATTACGCATCACCCAATTTTGTAATGCCCCCTGCAATTGAAGTATATGCAGAAGCAACCAATAGATCACCACTATTTGTACTGCAAAAAATTGCACCTTTTATTGGAGATGGTTCTCTAAAAATAAAGTTAGATAATCTATCTGGTGAACTCGAAAGAAAATATCAAGAATTTATCAACACTCCCTATACTCCAATCCGTAACACGTACCGCACTGTAGAAAGAACAGGACGAGCAAACATTGGTGACCAAAAGTTAGGAGCTTCTGCACCTATCAGACCTTCAATGTTTAATGTTGTTCAGTATGTTTCTGCTGATCCCAGTATTAAAGGTAAAGACGATGGCCCTGGTGGTAGGATTTATTATGAAGCTAGGCAGCATGGCGGCAAACACTACCATAATCATTATGAATTCGAAAACCGTGAACAAGCTGCTGCTGCAGTAAGTCTTTTCAAAGCAAACGGATTCAAAGTAACTTCTTACTTGCGACCAGAAGATAAAGATAGTGCACACTCTCAGGGTGTTGCCATCGATGTAGCCCCACCTGTAACACTACCGTATACTGATGAAGCAGAAGCTGCATGGTCCGCCAGTGCAAACGCTGTCATCGGATTTAACCCATTAGAAAATGAATAGTTTCCTTGACAACCTCACGGAAGGTACGCCTGCCCGTGATCTAGAGTTTATCAAACAGCAACAAGCTGAAGAAGAACTCAGAAAACAGCAGCAAGAAACTGAACAAGCAGAAGCTACGGCTTCACCAAAACAACCACAACCTGAATATCAATTAGCAGAGGATGAACTAAAACAAAAAGCTGAACAGGAACCACCTGCAGAAGAAGAAGAGGATGATCAGTCAGCACTTGAATTTGTTGGAGAACTAGCTGCTGCACCTGTTGTTGGTGTTGCAGATTTCGGTGCTGATCTTCTTAATTTAGTTCCTGGCGTAGAAATTCCTAAAGTTCCTGAGTTTGAAAGTGAAATCACTCAAGCTGTAAGGAATATATCTTCTATTGTTATCCCTACTATTGGACTTAGTGGTGCTGGTTCGATTGCTTTAGCAGGACGAGCTGCTGGTATTGCTGGTGCAGCGTCAAAAACATCTAAGCTTAGATTCCTTGCAGACCCTATGATCAAAAAGATCGGGGGTATGGCTTGGGGTGCAGGTGCAGGTGCTTTTGTAGACTACACTGTAGAAATTAACCAAGAGGATGACAACCTTACAGGCGCATTAAAACAAAATTGGCCTAGATTTTATGGATGGATTCCAGACGATATTGCCACTTTGCCTTCAGATAGTGCAGACATTAAACGTGCAAAAAACGTTACTGAGGGTGTTTACCTTGGTGTTGGTACTGACATCCTTGTCGGTGCGGCAAAACTTGCCAATGGTTTGCGTGGATTAACAACTGACTACATCCCAAAAAATGAAAAGGCAGGTGTGTATGCTGAAAAATACAACGCAAAACAAGCACTCAATGCAGAAGAGTCTGTTAGTTTTTCTGCTGCTAGTCGTGCAGAAGCTATAGATGATCTTGGTAAATACAACTACAACACAGCCGTCAAAAAGTTTGATGGTGATGTTGAGCTTGCATTGTCTGAACCTATTTATGCTGTTCATGACCTATATGGTGAACAAGAGATTGTTGGTCGTTCCTTAGATGGCGCTTTCAATGGCGATGCTAATCTTGCTGCAATTGATGCTTGGCAAGTTGCTACAAACGGTGGCGGCAGTGTAAATGGCCGTGTAGGCAGCATGATTACAGAGTCCTTCCTCAAGAACGGTCTAGAACTTGACCAGGACATGACAATCATGCTGAAAGGCATAGGTTCACAACTTAAAGACACTAAAATTGACGTCAAGTTTCCGAATGGTGACTATGCTACTGCTGCTGAAATTGCCAAAGTTGGTGATGACATGGCTTCAGAGTATATGGATATGCCTTGGGAAAACGTCAAAAAATTGTTTGAAGAAGACATACAGACTTCAGGCATTGTCGATAGAGATGCTGGTGTAGAAGGTATGAGTGCACAAGGTATGGAAGCTACACGTCTCATGATCAAAAAATACACAACTGATCTAATGGCGTTGCAGGATGTAAAAGGGGAGACTTATCTAGCTACTTCTTTGTCAGGTCAAATTTCTGATATTGCACAAGGTATTCGACTTACAGAAGGTACTCCTGCGATTGAAAACGCATCTAACTTACTAATTGATCGTATTGAATATCTCATGGCAATGCGAGGTCGTTCTGCATACATTCGTGGTCGGTCACTAAATCTGACTAACATGTGGAATCGTATGACTAGAAGTGGTAGTGATGCGAACAAAGTAGCTTATGCCAAGCGCATTGAAAGGGTTATTAAAGAAGAAAAAAATGATACACTTCGTGCTATCGATAAGATCCGTTTAGATGCAAAATTTACTGCAGACACTCTGCGTGAGATTCGTAAAGAAAAACCTGAATTCTTTGCTCCATTAATAATGGCTTATGAATTTACTGATGGCAAAGTAAATACGATGGTTGCATTGAACAAGTTTTTGAAGAATTCAACTGGCACATTAGGTAAGGCATTTATTGACAGAGATGCGGGTACACAGTCAGTTATTCTGCAGGCTTTTTGGTCTAATGTCTACAACTCAACTTTGAGTGCTTTTGGGACGCCTATCAAAGCAGGTTTGAGTAACGTTGCAGGTTTGATTGAAAAACCACTTGGTCAAATGATTGGTGGCCTTGCTCTGGGGGACACTAAAGTGATGCGTCGTTCTTTATATCAATACAACATGAATTTTGAAGTACTACAAGATTCACTTAAGTATATGTCGGATGTATTTAAGCGTAGTGCTACAGAAGTAAATGTTGCTGACTTGCAAAGGGAAAACATCTTTGTCAAAAACCAAGATCAAATTGACATCTTAGAAGCTATTGCTAGTGCAAAAGCAGCAAACAATGACTTTGGACCGCAAGCCGCTGTCGAACGCATCAAAATGATGAATGATTTGGCTAATCATCCTGTTTTGCGTTTCGGTAACCGTGCTATGCAAGCTCTTGACGGCTTCACACAGAACATGATTATGCACGCAGAAGTCCGTGGTAAGGCCTTTGACAGAGTCACAAACAACGGCAAACTACCGTTCGACGAAGCAAGAGCACAGCAGCACTATGCTGAAATTAAAAACTCTATGTTTGATGAGGACGGTCTTATTAAAGACGAAGTTGTGAAATTCACGTCAGGTGAACTTGCTATGTCTTTGGACAACGAACTTACAAACAGTGTTTCTAATTTAATCTCGAACTACCCACTATTAAAGCCTTTTGTCTTATTTACAAAAACTCCTATTAACGATTTAATTCTTGCAAAGTCATACTCACCTCATAATTTGTTTATGAAAGAGTACCGCGACTTTAGGATGAAACCTCAAGACTTGCCAAAAGAGCAAATTGAGAATATTCTTCGTTCTCGTGGCGCGACAAAGATGGATTTGTCTAAAATGAGTTACGAACAGATGTTTATAAAGTACGGAGAAATCCGTGCAGATTTGTATGGTCGTGCAGCAATCGGATCGCTGCTTGTGACTGCAGCCGGTGGTTTGTTTTGGCAGGATAGAATTACAGGCAACGGACTTGCAGATAAAGAAAAGCAAAGATTACGTCGTGAAACAGGATGGAAACCCCGTTCTATTCGTTTGCCTGGTGGTGATTGGGTAAGTTATGACAACCTTGGTCCAGTCTCTAACTGGTTTGCTGCTGTAGCTGACGTTGCTGATAACATGGATTCACTAACTCCTAATAATATTAGTGAGCAGTTTAGTAAATTGGCGTTTGTTGTTGCAGCATCGATTACTGATAAATCATTTATGTCTGGTTTAGAGCCATTTATGGACGTCGCACGTGGTGATTTGGGTGCATTGAGTCGTTGGGGAGGACAGTTTTTGGTTGCTGCAAATGCACCTATGTCCAGCCAAATGGCAGAAATTTCACGTCTTATGGATCCTGGCCTTAAAGAAGTAGAGTCTACTGTTTTAGACTATGCACGTAACCGCCTTCCTTTGTTAAAAACACAGATGCCTCAGAAATATGACTGGATTGATGGTGATCGTATAGGTTATCCAGACAAAGCAGGCAATATGTATGAAGGTTTTATGACACGTGTATGGAATAACTACATGCCGTGGAAAGTTAGCGGAAAAATTTCTGAAGAAAAAGAGTTTCTCCATATGGTTGAGTTTGACGCACGCCCAACTCTACGTACAAATGGTAGGGGTATTGAATATACAGCTGATGAAAGGTCAGAAATTACCAATATTATGGGTAAAGAAGGCTTTTTTAAAGAAGGTATTCGGCGTGTTATGGGCACAGTTGATGGTAAAGAATTTCGTAAACGTTACAAAGAAGCTGTACAAGCTGGTGTTGGTTTCGAATTGTCTGATTTCGAAAATATCCACAGACTTTTGAGGTTTGAACTCAAACATGCCATGAATATGGCAGTAGCACAATCTTCTACGCTCGATTCTATTCAACGGAAGCAAATTTATAACCAAACTCTCCAGTTTTACTCTCAAGCTGGAATGACAAAAGAAGCCGAGGAGTATATTGAAAAAGCGGAAGCTTTCCTTTACAGAAAATAACCACAAAGCGTCATGGCAACTACTCAAAATACATACACAGGGAATGGTTCAACTACAAACTTTTCCATTACATTTGAATATTTAAAACAGGCTGACGTCAAGGTAACTCTTGGCGGTACTGCTACAACTGCATTTACTTTCGCCAACGCTACCACCCTTAGCTTTAACTCTGCACCTGCTAACGGAGCTGCTATTCGTATCTTTCGGGATACTGATATTACAACTTTGAAGGCAACATTCTTCCCAGGTTCTGCTATTAAGGCAGAAGATCTGAACGACAATTTCACCCAAAACAACTTTGCTACTCAAGAAACTGATAACGAAGTTGTTACAGCAAACGCTACCGCTGATACGGCTAAGACCACTGCAGAAGGAGCTGTTACTACAGCAAACAGTGCAGTTACTACAGCCAATAGTGCAGTTACTACGGCTAATAGTGCCGTTACGACTGCTAATACAGCGTCTACCAACGCTAGTGCTGCTGTCACTACATCTAATACAGCATCGACCAATGCTACAAACGCTGTAAACACAGCCAATACCGCATCTACCAATGCGTCGAGCGCAGTAACTACTGCTAACTCTGCGGCTACTGATGCTGCTACAGCAATTAGTACCGCTAATTCAGCAACTACGACAGCTAATGCCGCTACTACTGCGGCAAATGCTGCTCAAGCTGATGCAAATACTGCAACTGCAACTGCCAACTCTGCCACCACTACTGCTAATGGTGCAGTTACTACAGCCAATAGTGCAGTTACTACGGCATCAGGCGCTGTAACTACCGCCAACACGGCTTCTAGTACTGCATCTAGTGCAGTAACAACCGCTAACAGTGCTGCAGCTACGGCTAACGCAGCTTCTCAAGCTGTTTCTGCTGCAGCTTTCTTTCAACCTATTGCTGCACTAGCAAACCTCCCTAGCAGCCCTTCTAACGGAGACCGTGTTGAGGTTGTTAACTCCACTGGTGTTCAAAGCAGCAGTGCTGTGTCTGGTGTGCCTTCTGGTTTTGTTGGTTCATCTGACTTGACTGTCCGTCTTCAATACAACTCTTCAACATCTAAATGGGTGTGGTCGCAGTACTTTGCATCCGACCCAGAGAACAGGTATGCCACTAACTATTTGCCTGTAATTAAAGGTGATGGGTCTTCTAGCGGACAAGTTGGTAAGATTACACTTAATTGTTCTAACAACAATCATGGTGTTGCAATCCAATCACCACCACATTCAGCCGGTGCAACTTATACGTTGACACTGCCGACTGCGCTGCCCTCAGTAGCTGGTCAATCAATTACTTCTGATACCTCAGGTAATCTTAGTTTTTCAACTGTTGATGCGGCATTTGTTGAGACTCCTCAGACAATTTCAACTAGCAAGATTATTGCTGCCAACATTAATGCAGGAATGATGG